CCCCAGGCTGTACAGGTGCCGGCACGCCCGCGCCTCGGCGTGCGACCGGTACCCGCCGTGATGCTCGAACTCGACGACCACCATCTGCCGCCACAGCGCCTCCACGTGCGCCTGGTCGAGCGACACGAGCGGGTCGTTCGCGTGCTCCGAGCAGCGCGGACAGTCGTCCGACAGGCCGTGCTCCAGGCTGTCCGGGTGGTACGTGTGCATCGTGCTCATGCGTCCCTCCGACGGTTCTCCACGAGCCGGCGAAGGCCGGCCCCCGGATGAGGCTGCCTCGGGCCTGCAAGGTAGTCGGCCGCGAGTAGCTCCAGCATCCACCCGATCGCCACCGGGTCGGTGACCGGCCGCGGGCCGTCGCCGTAGAACCGGTCAGCGCACAGGCGTATCAGCCGGATCGCGTCCGGGCTGCAGCGCACCGTCAGGTTCGTCAGGTAGGAGGGGTCGGGCATGGCGGGAGCCACCCCCATAGTACCACCACGCAACCCGTGCGTGGCGGCCCCTCACTGGCAGGCCGCGGGCCGCGCGACACCGCCTGAGTAGGCGACGTCGATCGAGCCTGTGCCGAGATTCTCGATCACCGTCTTGATCCGCATCGACGTGTCCTGCGGCGTCAGGTACTGGCACTGCTCGTAGTAGTCGTCGAGCCGGTTGTAGGGCACGACGTTCGGGGGGGTGACCGTCCGCTTGAGCGGCGTCGGGACGTGGACGCTGTGATAGCCGCCGGCCGAGCCCTGCAAGTAGACCCGGATCTCGTACGTGCCGCCCGTGTAGCTGTCGCAGTGGATGCCCGCCGTCATGCGGGTCAGACCGTCCACGTAGACCGGGGCGCCGGCCGAGGTGGCGTTGCACGCCGATGCGGCGGCGGGCAGTGCCAGCACTCCGACCGCTGCGAGCGCGATCACGAGCAGTCGCTTGAGCATGGGTTCCTCCCGGGCCGGGGGGTGTGGGAAAGTCCGGCCTGTTCTTTCTTACCCTGAACCTTCCGGGAGGAATCAGCAACTCATTCGGGGCCGGCGAGGTAGTCCGCCGCCAGGTGCTCCACGAACAAGCCCCACGCGACGTCCTCCGCGATCTCCCCGTCCCGATCCGCCATGTACCGGGTGAACGCGTCTGCGAGCACGGCGTGCTGCTCGTCCGTGACGCGCACGTTGATCGTGTGCCACCCGGGATCGGTGACCGCCCCACCGCCACGCCGCTTCGACTCGACCGGCCCGCCGCGACGCATGTCCACGTGACCCCAGTCCACGTCCGCCATCTTCACCAGGTCCGCCAACTCGTCGCCGGTGTACGGCAGGCCCTTCAGCAGCGCGTCGGTGCCGATCTCGTCGTCGAGTTGTGCCAGCAGCTGCGCGAGGCCGATCGTGTCCGCCTGCCCCCGCGTCTCGTTCAGGATCACCGTCAACCGCTTCGCGTCTGCGTCGGACAGGTCGCGCACGATCACCGGCACGTCGGTCGCGCCGGCGGCGAGCGCGGCCTCCCACCGGTGCTCGCCGTCCACGATCTCGTACCCGGACCCGTCCGGGTGGGGCCGCACCAGGATCGGGTCGATGAACCCGAACTCGGCGACCGACTCGCCGACCGCCTCGCGCACCCGCGGCGTCTGCTCGTTCGGGTTCCACGCGTTCGCTCGCAGCGTGTCCGCTGGTACGTGCACGACCTCGATCGGCTTCACTCCGGCCACGTCACACCTCTCTGAGTCCAGTAGCTCGTTGCGTGCTGCATCAGCCGAGCGTACCCGGCCACGACGCCGCTCATGTGGTGCCGCATCGCGGCTGAGGCTTCGTGCGACTCGTGGTAGTTCGGCAGGCGGTGGCCCGACCGCAGCTGGCCGCCCCACCGGAACGGCGACAGCCACGAGGACGAGTCCGTCGAGAAGCACGGGTAGCGCAGCACCGCCCGCTTCGTCGCGATCCCGAGCAGGTGCGTCCGCGGTAGCTCGGGCAGCTTCGCGAGGGTGTCGTACACCTGGTCGAGCCAGTCGAACGCGGCCTGCCCCCTGCCGACCAGGCCGCCCAGGCACACGTACGGGTAGGCGTCCACCGCGCGCCGCACGTCGTCCATGCCGGCGCCCATCGTCACGACCGGCAGCACCACGCAGCCGCGGTCGGTGAGCCGGCGGTAGTTCGTCCACGTCGCCGCCTGGTCGCCGATCACGTCCAGCGACACGAACACGCTCTCCGCCACGTCCGGGCACAACCGCTCGAAGTCGCGGATGAACTGCGCGTACTTCGCGAGGCTGATGTGCTTGCCCTGCGTGTACGCGGTGAACGCCCCGGAGTCGATCATCACGGTGCACGGGTGGTGCTTCCAGGCCGGCATCAACTCGCGGCGTTCCTTGGCGTACGCGAACGTGATCAGGTGGTACGGGTAGCGGTTGCGGTTGATCGCCTCGACGCCGATGCGCATGTCGCGGTCCACGCTGTAGTGCCCGCCGGTGCCGCCGGCCAGGTGCATCCTCACGCCGGCGTCCGCGGCGACCTGTGCGGGGATGCCTGCAAGGTGCAGCCTCACACCACAGCGCGATCGCCGAACGCCTGCGCCCAGCCCTTCGCACGCTCGCCGCACGCGGGACACTCACCGCACCCGTACCCCCACGGGTGCAGCACCGAGCGGTTGCCCTGGTAGCACGTGTGCGTCCGGCGGATCACGTCCTGCAGCACCCCGAGCTCGTCGGCGAGCTTCCACGTCTCCGCCTTCGAGCGGTACAACAGCGGCGCCTCGATGGTGAAGTTCGGCTCGTCCAGCGCGAGGCGGATCGCGGCCTCCGCGGCGTGCGCGAACGTGCCGCGACAGTCCGGGTAGCCGGCGTCGTCGGCCTGGCAGATACCGGTCACGAGCGTCTTGAAGTCGCGCGGCACGCCGAACGCCGCAGCGGCCGTGAAGAACAACAGGTTCCGGCCCGGGATGAACGTGGACGGTAGGCCCTTGTCGGCCTGGTAGCCGGTCGTTGCCTGCGCCTCGATCTTGCGGCCACCGTCGGTGAGCGCGCCGCCGTGTAGCTCGTGCAGGATCGGCAGCCCGAGTGACCAGTGCGGCACGCCCCACGCGTCGGTGATCTCGTCCGCGCAGTGCAGCTCGACCGCGTGCCGCTGGCCGTAGTCGAAGCTGAGCGCGGCCACCTCGTCGAACCCGATCCGGTTCTCGGTCTGCTCGTGCAGCGCCCACGCGAGGCAGGTGGTGGAGTCCTGCCCGCCGCTGAACAGGACGAGTGCGCTAGTCATCGGGGTCCCCCTCGGAGTAGGTCGAGCACCTCGGCGCGCGCCGGCGGGTGCTCGCGGAACCGGCCCAGCATCACCGATGTGGTGGTGCGCGTGCCGGGTGCCTTCACGCCGCGCATCGTCATGCACATATGCTCGGCTTCGATCACGACTGCCACGCCGCGCGGCTCCACCGGCGACTCGGCGAGGGTGGACGCGACCTGCATCGTCAACCGCTCCTGCACCTGCAAGCGGCGCGCGTACCCGTCCACCAGCCGTGCGAGCTTCGACAGGCCGACGATCCGTCCGGCGGGCAGGTACGCGACGTGCGCGACGCCCACGAACGGCAGCAGGTGGTGCTCGCACAGGCTGCGGACGGGGATGTCCTTCACGACCACGATCTCGTCGTAGCCGTCCGAGTCGAACGTGCGCAGGTGCATCCCGGGGTCTTCGCCCAGCCCGGAGGTCATGTCGAGCAGCGCGTCCGCGAACCGGCGCGGTGTCTCCTGCAGCCCGTCGCGGTCGGGGTCTTCACCGATCGCCAGCAGCATGTCGCCGACGGTGCGCTGGAGCGAGCGGTACGTGACGTCGCTGTCCATCAGACGCCCCGCGCGTGGCCGTACGCGAGCACGTGCAGCTGCGGCAGGACGATCGCTTCGAGCGGTGGCGTCGCGTCGCACACCTGCTGGATCAGCCACGCGTACCGGTCGCCCACGTCGCGCCGCACCTCTGCCAGGTCACCGCCCGGGGTGGTGCCGACCGACAGGTACAGCGGCCGGCCGGCGTCAGCGAACCCGGACAGGTCGTGCATCCGCCGCGCCCACAGGAAGTCCTCGCGGTCGAACACGACCACCTTCATCGCGACCGGCACACCCGAGTCGAGCACGTGCGCCGCGAACGCCGGCGCCTCCGCCTCGGCCCGCGCGCTCCACCCGCTCGAAGGCGGCTTCGGCGACCACACCACCAGGGACAGGAACTCCATCCACGGCTTCCACGTCGAACCCTGCGTCTCGATCGCGCTCTTGTACCCGTTGATCGACAGTTCGTCCACCAGGTGCTCGAGGTCGTACAGCGCGGGGTTGCCGCCGCTCAGCGTCACCCACGGCGCGCCGGGCGCGCACGCCACCACGCGCTCCACGATCTCCAGGTACGTGAGTCGTTCGGCGGTGCGTGCCCACTGCTCGGGCAGCACCGCGTACGGCGTGTCGCACCAGCTGCACCGGTAGTCGCAGCCGGCGACGCGCACGAACGCGGTCACGTGGCCGGCGAGGGGCCCTTCGCCCTGCACCACCGGACCGAACACCTCGCTGATCGGCACCGTCAGCGTGTCGCGCTGCGTGGCGCTCACCTGGACACCTCCGCCCACCCGGTCGCTGTCTCCCACACCCGCACGCTCGTCACGTGCACACCCTGCGGCCCGCCCTCGACCAGTTCGGCCTGGAAGAAGTCGTACAGGTAGCCGGCGATGTGCTCGGCGGTGGTCGGGTGGTACTGGGGCGGTAGCTGCTCGTTCAGGTTCCGGTGGTCAAGCTGATCCTCGATCTGCTTCCACGCGGCGGACACGGTGCCGAAGTCCATCAGCATCCCCTCGTCGCTCGCGCCGGCCGTGTCCACCAGGCCGTACCCGGCCAGCACGACCTCCACCTGGTAGGAGTGGCCGTGCGGACGCGAACACTTCCCGTCGTGGTTCGGCAGCACGTGCGCGGCCTCGAACCGGAACGTCTTGCCGATGCGGATCACGCCGGCACCCTACCGCTCGCAGCGTTCACCAGCAGGTCGAACGGGACGCCCACCAGGCCGCTCACCGCCTTGGCGTGGCTGGCAGTGATGCGAGCGTCGCCGCTCTCCATCCGCGCCACCTGGGGACGCGACAGGCCGGCACGCTCCGCCAGCTGCTCCTGCGTCAACCCGGCGGCGGTGCGGCCGATCGTGAGGAACAACGGCCCGAGGTCGGGCAGTGGCACGACGCGCAGCAGGGCGGCTCCCACGTACGCGGCCTGCGCCGCGTCGTCCGGGTCCACCCACACGGTAGGTTCGCCGGCGTCGCGCCGGCGCACACGACTCGCTCTCATGGCGGGCAAGTGTACGCCCGGGGTCGGTCGGACCCGTGGCAGCGCCAGGGCGCCGGCGTAGCGGCCGTCTGCCGGCGCCACGCAAGACGGGCGACCCGTAGGCCGCCCGTCTCGTCGGGGGGGATGGGGAGGTGCTAGGCGGTCGCGCGCGCCAGGGCGCGGGCGAGGGTGGTGAGCTTCGCGCCGAACTTCGCCTCGACGGCCTGCAGTTCGGTGACCTGCTCGGGGGTGAGCGTCAGCCCGCCGGTGCCGGCCTCGCGCTGCGTCTGCAGTTCCGGGGCGTGGCGGCGGAGCACACCGCTGACGACCTGCTGGCTGGTGTAGCCCAGCTCGGCCGCGATCTCGCTCAGCTTCTTGCCGGCCTTGCGCATCTCGATCACCTTCGCGACGCGCTCCGCGTCGGCGGTCTTCTTCGCCTCGCGGGCCGCGATCTGCTCGGCGCTCGGGCCGCGCTTCGGCTTCGCGGGGGCGGCGTCCTGCTCGGCCTTGACCTCGGCGGCGCGCTCGGCGACGGCCTCGGCCTCGGACTTCGTGCGGTTCGCAGCGGCGGCCTCGCGCCGGTTGCGGTACTCCTGCAGGCCCTTCGACAGGGCGGCGTCCGTCACGGCCGGCGCGTCAGCGGCGGCGGTGCGCCGGCGACGGGCGGGCGGCTTCGGAGCGTCGGTCTTCGTGCTGGCCATGGTGTCCTCCTGGGACTCGTGGGTGATGGGGCGAACGCGGGTGCGGCTGGTGCCGGTGGCGCCGCTGTCGAACTCGACGCGGTTGAAGATCGCGAAGCCGTCGGCGCCGTCGTCGTTGACGATCGTGCCGGCGCCGTACTGGCCGTGCGTGACGCGCGTGCCGACCAGGAAGTTCTTGGCGGTGCGGGGGGCGGTGGTGTCCTGCGTGGTTCCCATGCACCCACAATCACATCGCCGCGCTCGCCTGTCTCCGCCTGGATGATGAAGCGTTCGTGAACGTTCGCGGCCCGTCCTCCGTCTGCTCGCCCGCCGGGTGTGGGAAGACGGGTGCTGGCTCGGAGGACGGGCCGGTCGTGGCGGTGGGTACGTGCCGCCGGCGCCAGGAGGGCCACCGGCTTCACCCGCCCCGATCTAGGTGGGGTCGTCCCCCACGGGTGCGTCGAGGTTGAGCCTGGCGCGTAGCTCCGCTGCGAGCGCGTCCGCCAGGTACGCGGCCTCGTCCGGTGCGCAGATCACGGTGCCGAGCAGCGGTCGGCTGCCGGGCGTCCCGAAGCCGCGCACCTGCAGCGTCACGTGCGCGTCGGTGCGGTTCACCTCGTGGATCGTGATCGCGTGCATCACCGGCCACCTGGCGGGCGTCGCGGGACGCGGATGCGCTGTCCGTCCGGGCCGAGTAGCGTCGGCACGTTCAGCCGCCCTTGTACCGCGGCGCGGCGGTCGCGACGAACAGCGCGACTGCGAGCGCCGCACGGCGCAGGCGTGGCCGCGGGGTGGTAGCGAACACGACCAGTGCCCGCGCGTCGCTCGTCCACACGAGCGCGAGCACGACCGCTGCGACGAGGAACGCGATGCTGACGATCAGCGCGGCCGTGTCGAGCCACCGCAGCTGCTGCGCCGCCGCGTCGATGCCGGCGACCAGGCGCCGCACGTTCTCGGTGATCGGCGTGTCAGTCATGACGCGAGCCTCCCCAGCACCATCAGCAGGAACCCACCGGCGATCAGCAGGTATGCGGCGAGTCCTAGCACCTGCGCGCGGTTCATGGCAACGCGTCCAGCAGCAGGCTTCGGCGCGGGCTGTACGTGACCGCGCCGGCACCGTCCTCGCCGAGGCCGGCCGGCACCCGCGCGGCCACGCTCACCGCCAGCGTCAGCACTGCCAGCCGCTGGCGATGGTCGCGGGTGCGGTACACCCGGAACGTGCACGTCGCGGGCCGGCCGGTGCGGCGCGGACCCTTCGGGCCGTGCACGTGCGTGAACGTGCACCGCAGCGCGTAGCTGCGCGCGTGCCCGTCGTGGCGTTGCCACTCGCGCCACTCAGCCGACGCGATCCGCTTCGCCGCGGCCTCGGTGTGCACGCGTGGCGACACCGCGGCCTTCCCGACCGCCGGCGCCACCAGGAACGCGACCACGCCGGCCACGGTCTGCCAGCGCTTCACGACACCTTCCCCCTGGCGCGCTCCACGGCGTCCTGCTGCTCGGAGCGGGTGAACTTGCGGAGCGTCGTGAGCGCGGCGTTCAGCTCCTGCGCCTCGTTCTCCAGGATGCGCGCGACGCGTGCGGCCTCGCGGCCCCACATGCCGGGTGCGCTGGTCACGCGCGTCGAGAGCGCGGCCTGCGCCGCGCCGATCTCGCGCGCCGAAGCGGCGACGGTATCGACGGCTTCCTGCGGTGTCATCTCGGTGTGCATGGGTTCCCTCCGGGGGGTTCGTGGGTTAGTCGCCGCGCGCGATGCGCACGAGGTGGCCGCGCGGCACGATCGTCGGGCCGGCACCGCCGCCGAACGCGCGGGTGGTGGTCGCGCACTCGGGCGCGATGATCAGGAACGGGGTGCCGGTGTCGCCGGCCTCGGTGCCGTCCACCGCGGTCGTCGCCTGCGTCTGCGTCGGGTCGAGCACGTTCTGCGTGTACAGGTACCCGAACGTCCCGGCCGGGTCGCCGTACTGCGTCAGGTTCACGAACTGCATACAGCCGATCAGGCCGTTGAGCGCGGCGCGATCCTGCTTCTCGCGCTTCGAGACGACCTTCAGGTCGTGCTGGAGCTTCCGGATCTTCGACGCGGTGGACGCGCCTGCCGGGGCGGCGGTGAGCATCATCAGGCTCCCGCCCGCCAGCAGCGCGCCGGCGATCTTGGTCGTGCGGTTCATGGCGTTCCTCCTACGGGGGTGGTGGGCGCCGGCCGCAGCCGGCCGGCGCCCGGGGGTGGACTACTCAGCCGTCTTCGCGCGCCGGCTGCGCCGCTTGCGGCGGACACCGGTCACCTGCTCCTCGCAGTACGGCCCGAGTCCGATCCGGATCGAGTCCGGGTCGGTCAGCGCGTCGCCGCACCGGCGACAACGGTCTTCCAGCTGCAGGCTGTAGGTGCGGTCGGCGAGCGTCGCCTCCCACTCCACGGCCGGCACCTCGTCGTCCTCGCGCACCGTGGGGGCGGTGGTGAGGCTGGCCGCGACGGCCCGCGCGGCGAACAGCGCGAGGCGGTCGTCGGTCGCGTTCCGGGTGGTCGTGTGCGTGCCGTCGTCGAACACCTTGCCGCACGCGACCCAGTCCTGGTCGGCGGTGCGCAGGTCGATCCAGTAGCCGACGCCCGGCACCTCGACGCCGTGCGAGTTCACCCACGGCTTGCACGCCCGCACCCGGTAGGTCAGGTGCTCGCCCGTCTGCCGGCTCGTGATCGTGACGATCGCGTACCCGGTGCGAACGAGCGGGCGGGTGGTGGTCATCGTGGTCATCCTGTCCTCCTGGTCGGTCGTCCAGCGGGGCGTACCCGGCCCCGCACACCCATAGTAGGGGGAACCTTCGCGGTTGTCTCCCCCTACCGTTCCGGGCAGCCTTCCCCGGCTGCTGCGGGCGTCGGCCCGGCTCGCGGTGCCCGGGGAGCGGCGTACCGGTCCCAGTGGGCGGTGCGGTGGGCGGCGAGGCGCGAGACTCACGCCGGGGAAGGCTGGCCGCAACGGTGGCGGGCGCCGGCCCCCTCGACCGGCGCCCGCCCCTTGCAGCCCTACTCGGCCAGGCTGGCTGCAAGCTCCAGCGCGTGCTTCGCGAGCGGCTGGTGGCCGTCCACCATGAACCGGTGGAACGTCTGCTCGTCGGTGCGGTTGTAGCCGTAGTGCTGCTCCCACTCCGCCGCCGCGTGCACCAGCCCCAGGTACGTACCGCGCAGGTCTTCCAGGTTCGGCGACTTGCGGTACACCGTCGCGAGGTTCATGCGCTTCACGTCGATGTTCTTCCGGGTCACGTCCGACACCTCGGCCTCGGGCGTGTACGGCACCAGCCGCCGCCAGAACCGCGTCGCGCCGCCGGCGGTCACCCGGCGCGCCGCCAGGCGCTCCGAGATCGCGGCCAGGTGCTTCTCGTAGTCGTACGCCAGCCCGAGCGCGGCCTTCGCCTCGAACAGCCGCTCACGAGCGTTCTTCGTGTGCCGGATGGTGTAGCTCCGAGGCGCGCCCTCGATCGCCCACGACAGGGTGTTCCAGCAGACGACGCGGGTCATCGTGGTGCACGCCCGCATCCCCATCGAGCCGTCGAACGAGTTCACGACCAGCAGGTGCTTCACGTACTGCTCGCCGGCGATCGTGTCGGTCGGGATCTCCAGCAGCCCCCACGCGAGGGCGCCGTCCTTCAGGGTGCCGGCGGTCTTCCAGCGCCCGCCGGCCTCGACGATGTCCTCGCCGAACTGGAACAGCTCCGAGTTCTGGATCAGCTCGTAGGTGGAGCGGACGACGCCGAGCGGCTTCCCGTCGATCTGCCGCACGTTCATCGTCCACGCGGCCATGTCGGCGATGTGCATCTCGCCGGCATCGTCGAACCACGAGCCGAACAGGCTGTTGGACTGGACGACCGGGCTGGCGAGCAGCGGGAGGTGCGCGAACACCTCGTCCATCGTCAGGTGCGTCTCGGGCACCACGGTGCCGAGGCCGTGCCACGCGGGCACGTTGTCGGTGAAGACGCCGGACTCGAACAGGTGCATGTCGTACCTCCTGGTCACGGGGAGCGCGTCCCCTAGTACCCCCACGGTACGCCACCCCGGCGCGGTTGTCTCCCCCTGCTATGGGGATGGAGGCTGGCTTCCCGTGAGCCGGCGGTAGGCGCGCGCCAGGCCGACGTGCTCGACCGCTCGCGCCTGTTCGGCGATCGACAGGTGCGGCAGCAGGTCGAGCCGGCGCGCGTCGTACTGCTCGTGGTGCGTGTGGCACAGCGGCACCACGTCCAGCGGGTGCACGTACAGGTCGCCGTTCGCCAACTCCCGCGGACTCGGCAACGGGTGCGGCTTGTCGTACTCGCGGCCGATCACGTGTGCCGCTTCGAGGCGCCGGCGCGGCGCGCCGGGCGGGCACACCCGGCACGCGCCCTCCTGCTCGACCTTCCGCCGCGCGTCGTTCCAGTTCCGGCTAGGCATCGGTCGGCACGCCCGGCAGCAGTCCCTCGCGGATCATCTCCTCGACCCGCTCGGCCGTGATGCCGTGCTGCTCCAGCCCGGGGTAGCCGCGCCGGCGCCACTCGGCGAACGTGATCCGCCCCGCGTCGTCCGCACGCCACTCCGGGATCTGCTTCGGCGCGAGCGTGGCTTCCTGCCGCGCAACCTCAGCCCGGATCTCCGACGCGCTCGGCATGAACTCGCGCGTCTTGCCGAGCGCGGACAACGCCAGCGCCACGTGCCCACCTTCGAGGTCGTCCAGCAGTTCGTACCAGAGCTCGGCCGTGTCGTGGTTCATCTTCCCGGCCGGCCACGTCGCGGCCACCGCCTCGGACAGCTTGAACCACTCGTCCCGCGTCACGGCGCCACCGTCGCGCGCATCGCGGCCATCTGCTCGGCGAGCGTGCCGCGCGGCCCGGCGGCGGCGGCGCGGATGCCGGCGATGCGGTCGGCCACCCCGTTCCCGTTCCCGCCCTGCCGTTCGCGGCGGATCGCGGCGACGAGCTTCGGCATCTGCGCGCGGAGCTTCGCGGGGCACAGCACGTTCGGCGACCAGAACTGCGCGTCGCGGGTCGGACTGTCCAGCCACTGGATCACGAACAGCAGCTGCTCGACGCTCCACTCCGGGTCGCTGCGGCCCGGCCCGTCGAGCATCAGCCGCACGTCGCGGCGCCACGCCTTCGTCACGTTCGGCTCGCGCGTGGTCGCGGTTCGGACGTGCGCTGCGAGGGCGGTGACGACTTCCTCAACGTCCGCTCGCGGCGTCTCGGACTCGCAGACACCGTTAGGTGTCTGCTCTACGTACCTTGCGTCTATGTACTGGGGTGCAGGATCTGCGGGGGGGGCCTGCAAAATCTGCGGGGCGGTGGGTGCAGGATCTGCACCCCGGTCGGCCGGCGGCTCGGACGCGAGCACGTAGAGGTTCGACCGTTGCTGTCCGTCGTCGCGGTACCGCTGCTGGACGGCGACCAGTCCGCGGTCGGTCAACTCCTGCAGTGCACCGCGGACGGTGTTCTCACTGCAGCACATCCGCGCGGCGATGGTACTCACCCGCGGGAAGCACGCGCCGTCACCGCGCGCGAAGTCGATCAGGGTGATGAACGCGAGCTTCGCCTTGCAGGTGAGCGTCTCGTCGCGGATCACCCAGGAGGGGATCGCGACCCACGCGCCGGGCGCCTGCTTGATCTGGTCGGCGTCCGTGGTGCTATCGTGGTGCATGTTCGCTCCCGGTTCGGGGGTGGGCATGTTCCAGACCTCCGGTGAGGGTGGGGCAGATGAACGGGGCGCGCCGTGGTGGGAGCCACAGCGACGACGTAGACGGCCTCCGCGGCGCGCACGCAGCGGGGGCCGTCTCTCGTAGCTGCCAGCGCCCGCGGCTTGGACACCATACACCCGTGGTGCAGGTGTGGAGAACTCGCGGGTCGAAGGCCCTGCTAGACGGGCAGAGCCAGGCGGTTGTCCACAGCCGCCGGCACCGCGCTGTGGATGACCAGCAGCGCGCCGGGCCGCTCGCCGAGGCCGACCCACACCTTCTCGACCACCACGCGCGTCACGAGTCCGTCGTCGCCGAACGCGAGTTCCTTGAGCGCGTCCTCCGCGAGCTTCAGGTAGTTCGACAGGTCCGGCTTCGTGTCCGGCACCGGGTGCCGCAACCCCTCCGTGCTCAGCGTGCCGTCCGCTCGCAGGTGCGCCTTCGGCCGGCGCCGGTACACGGTCAGGTGTAGCTCCACCGGCCCGTCGATGCACGGCCGGTCGTCGGTCGCGAGCCACGCCCGCTTCCAAGCGGCCTTGCCAGCCTTCGCTTCGACGCTCGCGAACAGGTGCGCGTAGATCATGTTCCGCCACACGGCGCCCTTCGGCAGACCAGCCCGAGCGCCCTTCCGCTCGCCGATCGTCAACTCCCCGTCGAGGCGGGAAGGGACGGGCGCGTCGAGCCACAGCCTCAGCTCGACGCGCCCCTCGTCCTCGTTGTGGCTGTGCACCCTTCCAGGGTGCCACTACGCCCGGATGCCAAACCTGCACGCCTGCTCGAAGCTACCGGAGGCTCACACGACGACTGGTCTTCGGCCGCTCCACCCGGCACTCCATCAGCGCCTCCGCGACCTTCTGCGTGGCGCCGTCCTTCAGCCGGTTGACCTCCGCGGCGATCACCACCACCGTCGTCTGCAGACACGCGTCCGCTTCGCGCTGCGTGATGTGGCCGGCCGCGACCAGCTGCGGCAGCAGCACCTGCAGCGCCTCCAGGCTCCACGACGTGTCCGGCCGGTTCGACGGCATCGACGCTGCGCCGCCGGCGAGCGTCCACTTCTGTCGCACGTCCGCGCGTGACCGGAGCCACTGCGACACCTCGCCGTCCAGCGCGTCCACCACCGAACGACAGTCACGGATGAACCGCAGCAGGTCGATCACGTCCTCGTCGCTCGAGGTCTCGTCCACGACCTGGCCGGTGCGGGGGTTGACCAGCCCGCCGGTGTCGGTGACGGCGGGGAGCGTGTCGGGGCTGGCTTCGGGTACCACGTTGCGGCGCATCAGTCGTCCTCTCGCAGTTCGTCGAACAGCGCGTCCGCGTCCTGGCGGTGCTGCTCGGTGATCAGTTCCCGCGGTCCGTCGCGGTGCTCCCGGAACGCCGCGTACCACGGCTCCAGGTGGGCGCGCGCGACCAGCCGCAGCTGTGCGCGGTCGGCCGGCCCGAGGTGCGCGTACCGCTGCTCGGAGCGGTCGAGCACGCGCGCGATGAGCGTGTCGTAGTCGCCGACCTCGACCAGTTCCGAGCACGCGTCGCACGCGAACCACGACCCGATCGACACGTGCTCGACGTCGTGCGTGTCGGTGAGCGTGAAGTTCCGGCACGGGTAGCGCCACCGGATCGGCGGGTCGTCGGGGGTGCCGAAGTCGCACTGGTCAGCCGTCATCGCTCGGCCCTCCGAGGGTCGCCAGCGTCTCGCCTGTCTCGGCGTCGCGCAGCCGCAGCGGGATGATCCGGCCCTGCGCGAGGCCGCTGCCGGCGAACAGGGTGAACAGGTGCCGGCCGAACGGTTCCTCGTCGGTGGCGGCGACCTCGTACCAGTGGCCGCCGGCCCGTTCCCGCTCGACGCGGTAGCGGAGCCTGTCGCCGTTCATCACGGGACGACCTCCAGGTTCGCGAGCGTGCGGTGCCACGCGACGTGCTGGCGTAGGTGCCGGTCGTCGTCGGGGCGGTACACGGGCACGCCGGCGCCGCACTGCGAGCACGCAGCCAACCCGACGGCGTACGCCCCGTGCGGGCCGCTGGCAGCCGCGAGCAGCATCCCGTCGGGGAACCACCCGGCCAGGTCTTCGGGCACCCACGCCGGGTGCGGCACGGCGCTCACGACGACCTCGGATCTGCGATCGGCCGGCCCCACGTGCGCGCCTTCGACCCGTCGGCCGACTCCCACGTCTGCTCGTGCGTCGGCTGCCACCACGTCCCGTCGGCCTTCTGGTACGGCGGCGGCTTGAACGGCCACCCGGCCGTCCCGAACAGCGGCGAGAACACCCGCTCGCCCTCGTAGATCACGACCTCTGTCTGGTCGCCGTTCGATCCGAGGCGCAGGTGATCCGCCGGCCCGATCGTGGTGCCGTACTTCTCGTGCCGCACACCGGTCGTGGCCGACGGGTACGTGTCAGCGTCCTCGATGGGATCGGGATACGCGTCGTCGGCGGGGCGCGTCGTGCGCGGCCCGCGGCGGTACGCCCACGACACCGCCGCGACGCCGGCACCGACACCGAACACGATCGCCGCCGCAACCGGCGGCGTCACGACTCCCTCGCCATCTGCACGCTCTGGAAGTCGAGCGGGTCGCCGCCCCTGTCCGGATGCGTGGCGCGTAGCGCCGCCCGCACGCCGCCGTGCTGGTCGATGAGGTGTACCCCTCGGGCACGCGTCGCGTGCGCCGTGTGGCCGTCCTCGCCGGCGCCTAGCGCCTTCCACCCGGCGTACTGCTGCCGGTCGCGCGTGATGCCGTACCGATCGACCGCTCGCAGCGCCTGCAGCCCGAGCGCGATCGCCCGCACGTTGTGCTGCCAGAACTCGTACTCGTCGGTCGCGTACACCAGCCGCGTCGGCTCGCCGGCCCGCAGCTGCATCTCGAAGCTGACCTCCACGCCGGGGTGCCACGGCGCGGCGGCGTTCGCACGCGGCCACCCGTCCAGGCGAATGTCCGTCTCGCGCAGCGCAGCGCCGATCACCACGTCGCGAGCTCGCAGGTGGTGCAGTTCCCGGTCGAGCAGGTCGAGCGTGTCGGCCCACCCGGCGCGGAAGCTGAACCGGCCCTTGCGCTTCCGGGTGGCGCCGTGTCCCCATGTCGCGTACGGGCGGAAGCGGACGTCCATCACAGGACGTCCGCGTCGCGCAGGATACGCTCGGCTTCGAGCAGGGTGCGTTCCTCAGCGGCGGCGCGCCACATCTTCGCGGCCTCGGCCCGCTCGTTGAACGCGACCTTGAACAGCATGAACGCGACGAACCACATGATCGCCGCGAACAGCCACATGACGGCGGCGCACAGCCACACGAACCCGGCGTTCACGATCCGTACCCCGGGTCGCCGGGCGCCTCGTCAACGTCCGGCAGCGTGTCCGGCTCGGGTTCGGCCGGCGTGGCGCCGACGCCCATCCCGGACACCCACTCGTCCACCGCCGCCGCGACCGCGCCGGCGTACTCGTGGTTCTGCGCCGCGTGCTCCATCGTCGCGAACACGCGCTCGATCTCGTCCCGCGTCAGGTCGTTCAGCGACGCGACCGGGTTCGCCGGCACGTCGTCCCGCACGACCCAGCGGCACAGGTCGTGCACCGCGGCCTTGTCCACACCGCCGCCATGCGCGGCGTCCACCAGGAACGGCACGTCGCGCGCCAGGCCGAACAGGCGGCCGACCTGTCCCTTCGTCGCCGGCCGCGTGTCGGGGCCGTCCGCCGGCGCCGCCTGCTGCTGCGAGCGCGGCTGCTGCTGGCCGGCGCGGGTGTACGGCTCGCCGCCCTGGTCAGCTTCCTCGTCGCCGGTCGAGATCAGGAACCGGAAGATCAGCCACGACTTCTTGCACGCGGTGATCGCCTTCGGCACAGCCTTGTCGGTGTAGTCGGTCGCGTCGCCTTCCCAGTAGGACTCCTCGACCTCGCCGGTGTCGGCACACGTCAACGTCATCTGCATCCGCACCATCGCGAGGGTGCCCGAGTTCCCAGCCTGCGACGTGATCTGCGCACGCTCGCAGCTGAGCATCGACCCGCGGAACCCAACGCGGTACTTCGCGAGCAGCACCCGCACCATGTCCGCGATGTCGCCTTCCTTCGCGAAGTCATAGTGCTGCTTGTCGTTCCGGCCGGTCTTGCGGACGCGGTGCACCTCGCCCATCACCGCGCTGGTCTTCCAGGCGAGCAGGCTCGGGCCGGGCGCGTCCGCATCCCATGCCGGCGCCTCGGCCATGACTTCGGCCAGGCCGTCCGGCATCACGTCCGGCACGTACGGGGGGGCGCCGTCGGTGGCCGGCGGCGGGGTCTTCGTGGTGGGAGCCATGCCTACGCCTTCAGGTTGCGGTCGAGGTACTCGGACAGTGCCTTCCGGCGGTGCCAGCTCTGCGGGTTGCCGGTCTGCTCAGCGAGCCGGGCGAGCCGGTCGGCGTCGCCCTTGGCGACGTTGATCCGGCACAGCTCGGCCGTCTCGCCGGCGACTGCATGGGGTCGGCCCATGGCGGTCTCCTAACGTGGTGGGGTTTCCCCATTATAGGGGGGAGTCTGGTCGGCCCGGAGCTTCGCGATCATGTCCGCGAAGGTGGGGTGCAGGTCGATCGTCGGGTCGGGTTCCAGGTCGTCGCGTGTCATCTGGCCGGTGGCGAGGCGCAGGCGGATCGCGATGCTGTGGTCGCCGTACGCCCACAGCCATCCGGTGCACACCACCTCGGCGCCGTCGCGCGACTGGTGGCACGCGAAGATCGGCGCGCCGACCTCGCGGCCGGTGGTGGACACCAGTCCCTCGGCGAGGTCGTGGTCGTAGCCCGGGATCGCGTCGGCGTGCTGCGCGACGCGCCACGGACAGGTGCGGCACGGGACGCGCGTCACGCCTCCTCGGTGCCTTCCACCACCACGACGTGCGGGTTCGGCTCGATGCGGTACTCCCACAGCCCGTCTCCGACGTACCGCCGCTCGACGGTGTGCGACCCGAACCGCTTCTTGCGGTAGTCGCGCAGCCGCGCGGACACGGACGCCTCGGGGTGGTTCGTGACGTTCGCGATGTGCTGCAGCGTGCGCCACTGCCCGTCGCGCATCACCGCCCACACGTCCCAGAACTGGCGCGTCAGCCGCACCGCGTCGCGCTCCGGATCGAACGTGTCGCCGTCGAAGTTCAACTGCCCGGTCATCGGCACTCCTGGTCGTAGTCGTCGTTCGAGGTCGGTGACGCGCTGCGTCCACGTGATCGCCCAATCGCTGTCCGTGACGCGCCGGACGGCAACGTCCGTGTGCCCGACCTGGCGCAGCTGCGCGGCGAGCGTCTCGGCCGCGCGCTCCGTGCGGCGCATGGTCTTCTGGCCGCGGCTCATGCCGGCTCGATCTCGTCGCACAGGAACGCGTCGATCACGATCGGCCCGTGCGCCTCGGAGCGAACGAAGTACCACTCGCGGGGCCGCAGCGCGAGGGGGCAGAACGCCGTCTCCAGCGTCCCCTCCCCCTCGCTGACAACTGGCGGGGATGCGAGCGCGGGGCTGTCCGGGCCGAGCACCAGGTAGCGCCGCTCGCGCCGGTAGTGCACTCGGCAGCCCGGCGTCAGCATGGCGCCGGCGGGTCGTAGTGCCGGTCGCGGATGCCGAGCGCGCGCTGGCAGCTGGACGCCACGTGCTGCGCCTCCCAGTCGATCCAGCCGAGCAGCGACAGGCGGTACTCGTCGCTCGCGTGCGGGCTGTGGATGGTGGTGCGCAGCGCGTCGCGGAGCGCGTCGCAGCGGCGCAGGATCACGCGGGTGCGGCCGTCCATCAGTCCACCTCCTGCTGATGCGCGAGCCGCGCGACCATCGCCGCATCCGCGCTCGACAGGTACACGGCCTTCACGATCCGCACCTCGTCGCAGATCAGCGTCTCGAAGTCCCACGGGCCGGCCGCGCCGCGCGTCAGCCACGACTCGCGGTCGCCGTTCGCCCATGCCTCGACGACGCGCCAGCCGCGCTCGTCGCAGTCCTCGAACTCGGCGATCCAGCCGCCGGTGACGGTGCGGGCGCCGACCACGATGGTGGTGCCCTCGTCGTCCAGGAACGTCGGGGTGCTCACGACGACGCCACCGTGCGCACGAGGCGGATCGCGTCGTACACCTCAGCGGTCGGGTCGCCGTCGTCCACGAGCACGTCGAGCGCGTCGGACACGTTCCACCCCTCGGTGAACTCGTCGTCCGGGAAGCAGGCGCAGTACGCGTCGGCCACGGTCAGGCACGCCTCGCGGAGCACCGAGCCGGTGTCCGGGTCGTCGATGATCGGCGCGAGCGCGCGGTGCATGACGGGCAGCTCGTGCCACGCCGGGCGGGTGTCGTTGTTGGTTCCCATACCCCCCATAGTACACCCAAACAATGCGGGTGTCTCCGACGATCTGCGAACCGGCGTAGCGGCCGTCTGCCGGCGCCACGCGGGGGGGCTGTGGGGTTGCCCGCCTGCGGCCATGGGAGGGCCGCGGGCGGGCAGGGTGCGCTAGCCGCGCACCCGTGGGGCTGCCACGCCGCCGGCCACCACCCGGCGGGCGACGGGTGCCCACACGCTCATCGCGCGCACCTTCACGGACAGGTCGTCGCGCCACACCTGCCGATGCCACCCGACGTACTCCGGGTGCTCCAGCAGCGCCTGCGCCGCGAACTCGCGGGCCGTCACGAGCAGGTCGCGCTGGTCGGCCCATCGCACCCACGCGTCGTCCTCGATGCTGCACGCCGGCTCGCGCGGCATGTGCTCGGCGACCGCACGCTGGCACTCCAACGCGCGCGCCGCGAGCAGCGCCAACTCAGGCATCGGACACCTCCCGGAGCGCCGCGTCGATCCGCTCCAGCAGTGAACCGAGCCTCTCGCTGATGGGATCCTCTCGCCCGAGCCGCACCCGCGCCATCCCCACCAGGGGGGACAGGTCGTGGCGCGCCTCACGGAGTGCAGCTACAGCGCGCTCGGACTCAGGCATCGCGCACGACCTCGAAGCGGTCGTAGCCGCGCACCATCCCGAGCGTCGCGCCGTTGTCCCACGCGACGTGCACGGTGCCCACGTCGTCGATGAACCGCACGGTGCCGTACGTGCCGCGCGGCAGGGTGGTGTACGGGTCGCTGCAGCTGACCAGCCGCACGCGCGTCCCAGCCATCGGAGCGGGGTTGTTCATCCGGGTTCCCTTCCTCGGAGTGTGGTGGAGCTTGTTCATGGCGCCGGCGCGTCGTCGATCAGCGAGCACAGGATCGCCGCGAGGTTGGTGAGCGCGGACTTCGCGTCGCGCCGGCTGATCGCCACGTGCGTCGTCTCGTGCGGCGCGTCGCCGGTGGGGAGGGTGTGCAGCATCAGCCACACGTACCCGTCCTGCTCGTGCGACACGCTCAGCAGCCGAAGCTCGGCCGGCCGGGTCGGCCGGCGGGCGGCGTGCTCGTTCAGCACCTGCTCGGCCTCCTGCGGCGTGAGGTTCTTCCGGCGGGGCATCAGTCCCACGGTTCCTCGGGGGGCGTGAACGCCGCGTCTTCCAGGTCGGCCAGGATGCACCGCACGTCGAGCTTGATCGCGTCCGCGATCGCTCCGAAGCAGTCCGGCACGATCACGTCGTCCGGGTACACCACGATCGGATCGTCGAACCCGTCCACGTCGAGCACGGTGACGGTGCCGACGACCATGTCGCCGCGCACCAGATCCTCCTGGCGCACATCGACCTTCCCGCCGGCCTCGGTGAACCCGATCTGCACGGCGAGCGCGATTTCCTCTCGCAGGGTGAGCGCCATCAGAGCCACGCCTGCTTGTCGATGGTGGTGGCTTCGCGGACGCCGGCGAGCTTCCACCCGGTGGGCAGTCCAGCCTTCGCGAACGACTGCGCGGTGCGCAGGGTGGGCGCAGCGACGCGCCGATGCATGGCGTCGGTGAGGGTGCCGTCCGCGCCGTGCTTCGAGTAGTGCGCGACGAACACCGGCCCGCGGTAGGTGGCGCTCACAGCGCCACCTCGTCCGCGTCGCGCAGGAGCACGACGTAGTCGAGGTCGAACACCCCGACGACGTACGTGACGGCCTGCAGCGCACGGCGCAGCGCCGCGCGGAGGTTGCCGGCCCGGAGCAGTTCGCTCGCGTCCAGCAGGCACACGACCGCCGAGCTGTGAAGCTCAGCGTCGCGGTTCGCGCGCACGATCGTCGCGGCGCGGTTGAGCAGGATGTGGACCTGCTCTGCGGGGGAGGTGGTGGTTCCCATGCACCCATAGTACCCCCATACAACCCGGAAGTCTCGGCCCGGATCGTGAAGGCTGCGTGAACCCGGAACCGTGGTTCGTGGTCTGGCTGGCAGCCCCTATCCGCCGACCTTCAACGGGGCAGCCCCTGCGGTTCCCTCCCCCACACTGTGGCCGGCACGAGCCAACGGGAACAAGGCGGCGGGCACGGCGAGGGTCGGCGGGCAGGTGCCGATCCACACCCTACCGGGTCAGCTCCGAGGCGGCCAGCCCCACGTCCCCGACTGGTGCGTGCGCGGCTGCGCCTCATCGTCCGGGTCGTCATCCTCGGGCGCGTCGTCGTCGTGGCGCACCGCCTGCACCACACCACCCGCGTCGTGCCGCGTCGGCAGCAGGTACAGGTCCACGCCACCCTCGGGCGCGTCGCCGACCACGATCCCCACCACCGGCGCCCACTCGCGCTCCGTCCCCTCGTCCCCGTCCTCGATCTCCGGCAGCGCCGGGTGGTAGTGCACGACCCGACCCGGCGTCGCGACCTGCTTCTCGTCAGCCATGCCGAACACTGTACGCGGTACGCTCCCGTACCATGAGTCTCGCCACCGACGCGCAACTCAGCCGCGTCCGCAACGCCGCCGCCCGCCGCCGCCAACTCGAAGGCGAGCTCGAGGAAGCGATCCAGCAGCTGCGCACCGAGATGCAGCGCGCCCGCGACGGTGGCCACTCCACCACCGAGATCGGCGCCGCCGCCGGCCTCAGCCGACAGCGCGTCAACCTCGCAACCCGGGAGGCAACCGATGGGCCGGCCTAGCCTACTCACCCCCGACATCCACGAAGGCATCATGCGGATGATCACCGCCGGCGTGCCGTTCAAGACCGCCGCCGAAGCACACGGCATCACCTACCAGACGTTCCAGAACTGGCGGCTGCGTGGCCGCGACGCGCTGAGCGTGGCACAGGAGCACGAGGCGGACGTTCCCGACGACGACCAGAAGTACGTGGACTTCTTTGAGGCGGTCCCTGCGGCTAGGGCCAACTGTATCGCCAGGCTGGTGCTGCTCGTGTCGCAGGCAGCGACGACGGACTACCGGGCGGCGCTCAGGCTGTTGGCGGTGTATGACCCGCAGACGTTCGCGGATCGGCGGTGGCTGGACGTGGCGCTGCGCCCGCCGGATGAGGGGTTGCCGCAGGGCGACGTGGCGAACGTGGAGCCGGTGCGGGTGCTGCCGGACGTGCAGCGCGCGTCGCAGCTGGTGGCGATCCTGGACGAGGCGGGGCTGCTGTCCGACGACGGCGCGTAGTACAGTTCCCCCACGAATGCCTACGATCCAGGTACGCGTGGACGAGAAGCACCGGGCGCGGCTGCAGGCGATGGCCGACCGGGAGGGCATGTCGCTGTCGCAGTTCCTGCGAAGCGTGCTGGTGGCGCTGCCGGATGACCACTCACCCGGCGCGTCGCTGCAGCGGTTCGTGGACGAGCACGTGACCGCGGCGATGGCACCGCCGAAGGTGCACCGCCGCCGCGCCGGCTGCGAGCGCGTCGCGTTCCACCGGTCGGGCGTCTACTGCAAGACGTGCGGCACCACGCCGGCGTGAAGCCGCTCTCGTCGCTCGGGCGTCGCCAGCGCACCAGGATCGCGGAGCAGGTGCTGCGCGACTGGGGCGAGCCGCGCCTGCGGTACGTGCCCGACTACTTCGACCCGACCCTGAAGCAACGCGTGCTGCTGTCGCTGGACAGGCTGGACGTGTTCTACGGCGGCGCGGCCGGGCCGGGCAAGTCGTGGGGCCTGCTCGCCGGCGCACTGCAGTACGTGGACGTGCCGGGCTACGCCGCGATCATGTTCCGCCGCACGTTCCCCGAGCTGTCCCAGGCGGGTGGGCTGATCGAGGTGTCGCACCTGTGGCTGGACGGCACCGACGCGCGCTACCACCAGGGCGACCACCAGTGGACATTCCCGAGCGGCGCGTCGCTGACGTTCGCGCACATGCAGTACGAGACGGACAAGGATCGGTATCGCGGCGCGAGCTACCAGTACATCGCGTTCGACGAGTTGACGACGTTCACCGAGACGCAGTTCCGGTACCTGTTCGGCCGGCTCCGCCGTCCCGAGCGGTCACCGGCCGGCGCCGCCCCCGACGGGCTGACGCTCGACCAGGTGCCGCTGCGGATGCGCAGCGCGTCGAACCCGGGCGGGCCGGGACACGACTGGGTGAAGGAGCGGTACATCGACAAGGAGACGCGCGAGCGGCGGATCTTCCTCCCAGCGCGCCTGTCCGAGAACCCGCACATGGATCAGGCGGCGTACCTGACGTCGCTGGCCGAGTTGACGGAGGTGGAGCGGGAGCGGTTGATCCTGGGCGACTGGGACGCGATCGACGCGGGCGGCATGTTCGAGCCGAGCCTGTGGCCGACGATCGCGCGGTACTCGTCGGATCAGTGGCTGCGGGTGTGGGACCTGGCCGGCTCGAAGCCGACGCCCGAGTACCCCGACCCGGACTGGACGGTCGGTGGCCGCATCGACCGCGACCGGACGACGGGACAGGTGTACGTGACGGACGTGGTGCGGTTCCGGGAAGACCCCGCGACGACCGAGGAGATCGTGAAGGCGACGGCGCTGCGCGACGGGTACGGGCCGGTCGCGATCGAGCAGGAGCCAGGCTCGGCCGGCGTGTCGGTGATCACCAGGTACAGCCGGCACGTGCTGCAAGGGTTGGCGTCCGTGCACGCGATCCGTCCGACGGGCGACAAGGTGACGCGAGCACGGGCGGTCGCGGCTGCAGCTGGGCGCGGCGAGGTGACACTGGTCGTGGGGCCGTGGAACGCGGAGTTCAAGCCCGAGCTACGCCGGTTCCCGCACGGCGCGCACGACGACCAGGTGGACGTGCTCGCGCACGGCTACAACAACATCGAGCGCCTGGCGGTGTCGTTCACCACCTCGACGCCGGGCGCGGCGCGGCTGCCGAACGCACGCGACCGACGCGCTCGGTAGCCTCGCAGCGATGAGCAGGCTTGAGGTCGTGGTCGTGATCCCCACCGTGCAGGGCCGGGAGGATCACCTGGACAGGTGCATGGCGGCGTACATGCGCACCCTCGCCGGCGTGCGCTGGCAGGCGGTGGTGGAGCACAACCGCGCGACGTGCGGCGAGGCGTGGAACCTCGGAGCGGAGGTCGCGCGGGCGGCGGGCGCGACGTGGCTGCACATGACGGCGGACGACCTGGAGCCGCTGGACGGATGGTTCGAGGCGGCGGTGTCGTGCGTGCGCGAGTTCGGTGCGTCTCCGAGCGCGCTGATCTGGACGGCGCGCGCCGGCGAGCCGGACGTGATCGAGTCGCACGGCGACTGGGCGGCGCGCTACTCGGTGCCGAACGCGGTGTCGATGAGCCGCATCCCGTTCTGCCGCACCGAGCTCTGGATCGACATTCCACCCATCCACTACTTCTCGGACAACGCTTTCAGTTCGGCGATGCAGGCACAGGGCATACCCTTGGTCGCGGTGCCGGGGTACGCGTTCCGGCACCACTGGGCACAGGCCGGCCGGAAGCAGATGAACGATGACCAGTGGTTCCGAGAGCAGACGACGTGGCAGCAGTGGGCGGCCGGCGAGCTGCTGCAGCGCGCTCCGCGGTGGAGCTAGGAGGACGAGATGCGGATCGTAGTGACGGGTGGGCAGGGGTTCATCGGCACGCACCTGTGCCACGCGCTGTGCCTGCACGGGCACGAGGTGACGAGCCTCGACATCAAGCCCGAGCCGCAGGTGAGCGGGTGGCACCAGATGTACGGCCGCGACGTGCTGCGCCCCGGGCCGGGCGACACGAGCGTGGAGCTGGACGAGGCGATCCGGATCGTTGACCCGGACGTGGTGGTGCACCTCGCAGCGCAGGTCGGCCGGTTGTTCGGCGAAGACAACATCGAGCACACGATCGAGTCGAACGCGCTGATGACCGCACGGGTCGCTCGCAGCTGCAGCGCCGCGTTCCGCCGGCCACGGCTGGTCTACACGTCCACGTCGGAGGTGTACGGCGACCTGTCCACCGTCGCGGTCGGGTGCGAGGACTGGACGGGCGTGTGGCAACTCCCTCACAACCTGTACGGCTTGTCGAAGCGGTGG